CAATATAAAATCAAACCCGCTTTTAATAATTGCTAACAAACAAATTAAATTTATACACGAGGAAACTTAAAAATGGCACTAAGCTTTAAGCAAACCAAAGGCCGCGCACAGAAATCTTCAGTTGAAAGCTACGAGTACAAAGACGGCGAAAATACTGTTCGTTTAATTGGCGGAGTACTACCACGATATGTTTATTGGGTAAAAGGCACTAATAACAAAGACATTCCTATTGAGTGTTTGGCTTTTAGTCGCGTAAAGGAAAAGTTTGACAATCTAGAACAAGATTGGGTTCCTGTTTACCATCAAGACCTACGTTGTAGCTGGAGTTACGCAGTTAATTGTATTGACTCTAAAGACGGAAAAGTCAAAGTTCTCAATCTAAAAAAGAAACTATTTGAACAGATTCTTACAGCAGCAGAAGATTTAGGCGATCCTACTGATCCAGAAACTGGCTGGGACGTAGTGTTTCGGCGAGTAAAAACTGGTCCTCTTGCTTATAATGTAGAGTATACCCTACAAGTTTTACGTTGCAAACCGCGCAAATTAACTGCACAAGAAGCGGAATTAGCAGAAAAAGCATTACCTATTGACGAAAAATATCCTCGTGCAAATCCTGATGAAATTAAAGCACTACTTGAAAAGCTACAAGCTGGTGTAGAAGAAGAACAGGCTCAAAGCGATCAAGAAGCTGTAAAAGAGCTAGGTTAAACCAAAGCCCGCTAGAGTTATCAGCTTTAGCGGGCTATTTTGTCTGGTACAAAATGAACATACTTTTTATTGCAGATATTCACATAAAATTGGGTCAAAAAAATGTCCCGGTTGATTGGGCTAAAAATAGATTTCAGTTATTTACAGAACAGTTTAAAAAAATGCAGCAACATGCTGACTTAGTAGTCCTAGGTGGTGATATATTTGACAGACTTCCTACAATGGACGAAGTTGAATTATACTTTGATTTAATTGCTAGTATTGACGTAGAATGTATTGTTTATCCTGGCAATCATGAAATGCTTAAAAAAGATACTACTTTTTTAAGTTATTTAAAACGAGCTACTATTAGAATCAATCCATTAGTAACTATTGTAGATGATTTCTATACTAGACATGGCATTGACTTTGTACCCTACAATAAACTAAAAGAGCTAGAAACTACAAAATATACTTTTGGTGAAAAGATTTTGTGTACTCATGTTCGCGGAGAAATTCCACCACACGTTAAACCTGAAATTGATCTTAACTTACTAGACCGTTGGCAAAAGGTACTAGCAGGAGATTTACACAGCTATGAGAACTCACAAAGAAATATTATATATCCAGGCAGCCCTTATACTACTAGCTTTCACCGTAGCGAGGTTAATACTGGCGCTATATTACTAGACTGTGATACTTTAACGCATACTTGGATGCCTTTTCAACTTCCGCAGTTAATTAAACAAACTGTAGGTGTGCATGACCCTAAACCGCAAACCCCATTTCACCACACAATTTATGAAATTGAAGGTGACCTGCACGAACTAGGACAGCTTGAGGACAGCGATCTTATTGATAAAAAAGTGGTTAAACGCGCACAAGAAACTCAGCTAATCTTAGATCCAGAGTTAAGCCTAGGCGAAGAAGTGCGAGAATATTTAACTTATATTCTACAACTTAATGAAACAGCAGTTGCTGAAACACTAAAAGAATTTTATAATTACGCGGATAAATTAGAACTATGATTACATTAAAACAATTAACATGGTCTAATGCTTTTAGTTATGGTGCAGCTAATAAAATTGACTTTGCCCATAGCCCGCTTACTCAACTTGTGGGTAAAAATGGTCATGGTAAAAGCAGCGTTGCACTAATACTAGAAGAGGTTTTATTTAATAAAAACAGCAAAGGTATTAAAAAAGGCGATATTTTAAATCGTTATATCAAAGATAAAAATTATCAAATTGAATTAGTATTTGACAAAGACGGCTGTGAATATAAGATTGAAACAAAACGAGGTGTTCAGCAACAAGTAAAATTGTTTAAAGGTTTAGAAGACGTTAGTGGGCATACTGCTACTACTACATATAAGTTAATAGAACAATTAATTGGCATAGATCATAAAACCTTTTCACAAATTGTTTATCAATCACATGCAGGTAGTTTGGAGTTTTTAACTAGTGCTGATACTGCTAGAAAAAAGTTTTTAATTGAATTACTAAATTTAGGCAAATATACACAAGCTGGAGAAGTGTTTAAACAAACAGCTGCAGAAGTAGGTAAAGACCTTACACAAGCACAAGCTAAATTGGATACTATTCAACAATGGATTGCTAAATACAATAAAACAAATTTTCAACCTAAAAATTATACTCTAGTTTCTACACTAGATGATAATCTGGTTACAGAGTCTAATAGATTATCAACTACTATTCAGGATATTGAAAAAACTAATAAAAAGATTACGCAAAACAATACCTATAAACAATTAAAAAACAAAATTAACTTACTACCAATACCTAATAAACCTGAAGGCAATATAAGTACAGCAGTAACTAAAAAAGCTGAATATGATAAAACTATTCAAGATGCTACCCTATTCAAAAAGAAAATGATAGCGCTGCATGGTAATTGTCCTACTTGTTTACAGGCTATTGACAGTACAAAAACTAAAAATTTAATAGCAGAACAAGACGAAATTATTTTAGTAGCTAAAGCACAAGCAGAGCATGAAACTACAAAAATTAAAACTTATAATGAAGAATTAAATAACTGGAATACAGCACAACGCAATCAAGAAGACTGGGAAAAATATCATCAACTAATTGATATGGAAATGCCTGAAAATCTATTGGATGAAGCAATATTACAAAAACAATTAAAAGATTTGCAACAACAAATAGCAAAAACAAAACAAGATATTGCTATTGCAGAAAAACAAAATCAAGAAGTAACCATACATAACAATCGACTAGAGTTGATAAAATCACAGATAGTTGAAATGGAAACAGAACTGGGTGAGTGGACTGCAACAGCACAACAATTAACAGCAAAACTAAATACTATCAATACTCTAGTGAAAACTTTTAGTACTACAGGTTTAGTAGCATATAAAATTGAAAATCTTGTTAAAGACCTAGAGGGCATTAGTAATGAATATCTAGGCGAATTAAGTGGTGGTAGATTTCAAATTAGTTTTCAAATTAGCGGAAGTGACAAATTAAATGTTGTTATTACCGATAATGGAATAGATATTGATATCTTAGCCCTTAGCGGGGGTGAACGAGCCAGAGTTAATGTGGCAACATTATTAGCAATTAGAAAGCTAATGCAGAGTCTAAGTCAAAGTAGAATTAATTTATTAATTTTAGATGAAACTATTGAAGCTTTAGACGTAGATGGTAAGGAGAAACTAATTGAAGTTTTACTTAAAGAAGAATCACTAAATACCATACTTGTGTCTCACGGATTTAGTCACCCACTATTGGAAAAGGTACACGTTGTTAAACAAAACAACATTTCTAGAATTGAAGGATAATAATATGTATAAAATTGAACATGTAATCAATGCCAAAGCTACTGCAGTTAAAAATGGCAGAGAAACAGAATTATTTGTAGGCGATGAACTTACTCAAGATGAACTTGCTACCTTAAAAGTTTATGGAGATAAGTTAATTTATAGGATTGATCAAAATTGTACTGGAGAAGTTTGTGGGATTGATATTGGTGCATATCAAGCAACTAATTTACCACCTCCTGTAGAATCTCCAACATCTCTAAAATCACCGCTTGATATGTAATGGTCGACTCTAGAGCTAAAGGCGCTAGAACTGAAACAGTAATCAGGGATCTTTTTCGTAAACACACTAGGTTAGGGTGGGAAAGGGTTCCTGGTTCAGGTGCACTAGATGAAAAACATGGATTAAAAGGCGATCTTTACGTTCCTAACTACAGCAATATATTTTGTGTTGAGGCTAAGGGATATGCAGATGATCATTTAACTAGCGCTGTATTAACATCTAAAACTCCTCAACTACTAGAATTTTGGCAACAAACTATTCGTCAGGCCAAACAAGTCAATAAATTACCCTTGTTAACTTTTAAACATGATCGCAGTAAAGTATTTGTAGCATTTAGCAGCGACTACTGTATACCAGAAAATTATCATCATTTTTATGTATACAGACAGCCATACAGCTTTTATGTTTCACTTTTAGAAGATTGGTTGATTTGTGAACAACCACAATTTGTTACTTGACTTAACGGTTAAATTTTAGTATAATATTAAATGAAAAATATTTTAATAAAGCCAACATTAGACTGGATATACAATGATTACAAATCCAATCGTTATAGGTTTACTATGGAGCTGGTTGCTTGGGCTCTTAGTATTGGGTGTGCTGTTGTCATGGCTGGAACAGTACCAAACCCTCCACTTATGGCTCTTTATCCCACTTGGATTGCTGGTTGTGCTATTTATGCCTGGTGTGCTTGGTCTCGCCGTTCATTTGGTATG